TCCTCGTTGGACGAGGAGGATGCCACCGAGACCAACGAGGAAGCCGACCAGAACGGCTCCACAGGCTCAGGCTCCGACCAGCCCGCAGGCGGCTCCGGCGACAACGGCGGCGGCTCAGGCGGCGAGAATGAAGACGGCGAATGACCCGATTAAGCGAGCGGAGTGCCAAAATCGCTTTTGAGCACTTCCGAGCGTGAGGGTTATCGGCGAAAGCCAATAAGCGAGCGCAGAGTGTCGCCATGCTCGCATGAGCGACCTATGCCGAGCGGAAGCCGACTCGACCGCAGGTCAAGACGGCGAGTAAACCCTCAAACCACACGAAAAGGTGACAACGGAGCAATACCGCTGCCACCTTTTACATTTATATATATTACGACAACAAAAACTTGCTTACGTCTGATTCATTACCTTCTCTATCGCCTGATCGTCGATGCTGGCGATGGTCTCGATATAATCCCACCCGAAGAAATCCCGGAGGTAATTGCCGAGTCTGGTCTCTTCTCTGGCGATAGTGGGTAATATGCTCGCTCTGTGTGAGTGTCCTACAGGTCGTGCCCACTTGCTGATGTATCGCTTATCCCACTTGACGGGCCTTGAACGCTCCACGTCCTCCTTCTTTGTTCCGGCACCCACACCGATCTCGACAAATCTTAAATATTCACGGAATTGGTACTCCAAAGTTATATTTCCTTCACCGTCGTTCTCGACGATACGCCCTTGGAACGACTTCATACCTTCGCCCGTAGAGAACCACCCCTTTGAGTGGTCGCCCTTTGCCTTGCGCCTGCGCTCCTCGTTCACCTTGCGGAAGCCGGGGTAGATTTCCTCGGGGAACACCGTTTGTTTTCGGGCATTTTCAACGAGCTGTTGAAGCGTCTGATGATGGAACAGTGAAATCACCGCCTTCATCGGTGCCCGTGGTCTTGCAATCGGTCTGCTCATATCTTTTTTCTTTTTAATGTTTACACCGCAAATATACGGCTTTTTCTGTCACTTTCGGGACAACCAGAAACCCCTATGTCCCATTTGTAAACCAAACAAGTATTATCTTTGGCGTATCAAAAACGAAAATAGACAAAGACTATGGCAGGAGGACTTAGAAACGTAAATGCGGTAGTAACCATCACCACGAATGCCGTCAAGGCAATCGAGGACGGAAAGAAATTGAAGGAAGTTTATGCAGCCATCAACCAGCAGTTGAACCTGATGCGGGCTGAGGGCAAGACAGATACCACCGAGTTCAAGGAGATGCAGAAGCTGGCCGAGGACACCAAATTGAAAATTGATGCTTTGGTCAGAGGTATGGAATTGATTCGCGGTGTAGTTGACAACCTTGCCAACAAGCAGGGACGTGATCTTAACCGCGCCCTCCGGGAAATCTCCAAGGAGTTCAACAAGACGGGCAATGAGACCGATGCCGACAAAGCCAAGTTGGAGGAACTGGCCAACGCCCTGAAGAAAATCAAGGAAGACCAGAGCATCCGCCGTGGTCTTACCATGCCCTTGGAGGAAGCCAAGAAGCAGCTGCAAGACCTGACAAAGGTAAGCCCTGAGAAGTTGGTGCAGGGCCTCGATGCCGTTAAGCGTAAGATTAGCGAGACCACCGACGCGGCCAAGCGTACCGAGTTGCAGGGTTATGCCAAGCAGTACGAGGCACAGATGGCCGTCAATCAGTATGGCCGTGCCGGCAGTGCTTCATTGTCTGCTATGAATGCCGAGCAGTTGCGGGCAGAGCAGGCGCGTCTGAAATCTGGCTACATGGCCACCGAGGGCGCACAGGGTTACGAGGCCATCAGCAAGGAATACATCGACCGTCTGCATGAAGTCAACAAGGCACTGACAGAGCGAGCCTATGCCCAGCAGAAGGCAGACCAGGCCGTGCGCGACGGTCTGGCTGCAAAAGACCAGTCGAAGCGTGCTTACGACATTACGGAAAAGCTGATAAAGAAAGAGAAAGTGTCGCTCGAAGAACTAACGGAGGTTCAGAAAATATGGAGGGAGCAACTGAAGAAATACGAGGGCGTCAATGTTACCGACCCGAATGAGATAAAAGAGATTGAGCGCCTGAACAACAATCTCAAAATCACCGACCAGCAAATAGCCGATATTCAGGCCCGCTTGAAGAATATCAACGTTGGCGACATCGCCAAGAATCCCAAGGCTTATTCGATTGACGAACTGAATGCTGCATCAAAGTTTGGCAAGGAGCAGTTTGCCCGTATGAAGCCTACCGACCAGAACTATGAGCAACTGCGCCAAGACCTCATAGCCATTGATACTGAGATAGAGCGTGTCACACCGAAATGGAATGAGTTGGCACAGGCCGAACGTGAGGCTGCAAAGGCCAACGATGTCATCAACCGTGCATGGCAAGGCCAGAAGGTGACAATGGACGAACTGCTGGAGACGCAGAAAATCCTCGAAGCACAAATCAAGAAGATGGAGGGTCTGAACCTGTCGCCTACAGAGCACAATGAACTTCAAAGGGAAAAAATCGCACTTGAGGGCATCAAGATTGCCATTGACGACATCATGGAGCAAGACCTCGACTTTGACAATCTTGATACTGCTCCTGTCGAAAAGTTGGAGGCCGCATTGAAGAACCTCGAACAGCAGGAGAAGCGTCTGACGGGTCAGCAAAAAGATGATGCAGATTTGATAGCTCGCAAGAAGGCTCTCATTCAACAACAATTACAACGCAACAAGGCTGCCGTACAGGGTGTGGCAGACGCTGAGAAGGTAGCCGCAGAGACGGGTAAGTATAATGTTAATCAGTTAAAAGCCGCCTATGAGACATTGCAGCAGAAACTGATGTCGCTGAATACAGGTCAGAAGAAGCAAATCGAAGAAACCCGTGCCCAGATGCAAAAACTGAAACAGGCCATTGACGACACTACTGGCAGCATCAGCAATCAGAACAGCATCTGGAAAACCGCCGTCAGAAACATCACGGCTTACGTGGGAGTGTTTGGCACATTCAACCTCGTCAAAAACAAACTGATGGAGATTATCCGTGGTGGCGAGCAGTTAAGCGACCAAATGGCTCAGGTACGCATGGTGTCAGGTTTGGCAATGAGTGATATTGAGGAACTGACACGCAGGTTGGCCAAGGTAGATACCCGTACCACTTTGGAGGAGCTGACACAACTTTCCTATGCTGGTGCTAAACTCGGTTTTGGCGAGGGGGGCATCAAAGGGCTTGAAGATTTTGTTTCCGCTGCAAATCAGGTCAACGTAGCTCTCCGCGAGGATCTTGGCGATGAAGCCTTAACCGCCTTGTCGAAGATTACAGAGAACATGGGACTGATTAAGAAGATGGGCGTTGAGCAAGCCATGCTGTCAACGTCAAGTGCCATGTTCAAGTTGGCTGCGACTTCTACCGCTGCCGCTGGTCCTATTGTTGAAGTGACCAAACGACTGGCTCCTGTGGCGCAAATGTCTGGTTTTGCCACCCATGAAATCTTGGCACTTGCTTCGGCCAGTGACAGTCTCCAGTTGATGCCGGAAGTTGTTGGCACGGCCTTGTCAAAACTCATTATGGCCATGCAGAACAACCACAACCTGATTGAGAAATACCTGACTATCCCGGAGGGTACTATTGCTTCAATGTTCAAGGCAGGTCACTCAATGGATGCGCTGATGCTGGTATTTGACAAGATGCGTGGAAAGAACGTTACCGAACTGGACAACCTGTGGAAGTTACTCGGCTCCGACGGTCAGCGACTGATAACCGTTGTGGCCGATATGGCTAATCATAATGATACGCTGGCCAAGCATCTCGAAACATCAACCAAGGCATTCAAGGAGGCCACCGCCGTCACTGAGGAATACAATATACAGCAGGAGACCGCAATGGCCTACCTTTTACGAGCCGAGAATCTTTGGCACAATGCCTTTGTGAATCCCGATTCGTCGCTGTCGGTAAAGGAAATGACAAAGGCGTGGTATGACTTTACAAAGAGCATACTCGACAGCGAATTGGCAATGGGTAGCATCAAACTGACGGTCGATTTGTTGTTGCTCTCGCTTCGCATACTGATTAATCTGCTGCCTGCCATTGCTTTCGGCGGCATCGCCAAGATGGCCAAGTTGGCTGGCGATAAGATAGCAGCAATGAAGATAGCCACCGACGGTTTTATCACGTCGTGGAAGAAGATGGACGCTGCCACCAAGTCCAACTGGATAGGACTGATGGTTGGATTAGCAGCCCAGCTTGTGTTTTGGCTTCGCGAAGCCGCCCGTGCTTCTGGTGACGTTGAGAAAGAGCAGAAGAAGATGAGCGAGGCCATCGAACGTGCTCACGAGAAAGTGGACGAGGAAATAGGCAACCTGAACCGACTGAAGAAACAGATTGATGATACCAACCTGTCGCAGGAAGACCGCAACAAATTGCTGTCTAAAGTTCGTACCGACTACGACATCTATCTGAACTATCTCGGCGTAGAAATCAAAACCGTCGACGAACTGGCCAAGCACTACGATGCGCTGACAAAGGTGATGCGTCAGCGGTTTGCCTACCAAGAGCGTGAGGAATACAAGCGTGACGTGATGGGCGGCGAGGATGGTCTGCGAATGAAGCGACGCAATGCCGGTGCGGATTTGAGGAAGCAAGCCGCACAACTTGGTATCAAAGAACTTGATTTGGATGCAGAGGTAATGCCGTTGTTGCGGCAAGGGGCAAACGTTGAGCAAATCATGGCTGTGATTGCTCCCGAATTGAAACGAGCCGCCGACAACGTAAGCAAGTCTGAAACGGCTGCAAGAACAGCCGCAGGCCCAGGTGCTGCCGTTGGTAACAGGAGCGGGAAGAACCAGCAATACCTTGACTTCAAATCAGCCGTCCAGACGTTCGTCGATGCCGTTAAGCGTGAGCAAACTAAAGAAACGGAGATTGATGCCGCATTTGCCTCTGAAATCGGCGACTTCGACTATGACAAGTGGCTGCGTACCCAAGTGCAAGGCGACTTTAAGATTAAGCCTGATAAGGAGGCCATCAAGGAAGCCAAGAAGGCCGCTCAGGAGCGCAAGAAGGAACTGAAACTGGAACTTGACCAGGCGAAGAAGAACTCCGATGCCGTCATCTCAAAGGTCGAGGAATGGTATCGTCTGCAGGAGACGGCCATCACCGCGCAGTTTGCCGACGGCATCCTGTCGGAGAAGGAGTCGAAAGACCGCATCCGCGAACTCAACATCTACAAGAACCAAGCCCTCGAATACGTGCGCTCTGCCATAACAGGTCGTGACACGGAATCGTGGGATGAGTTCAAGCAGAACATGGGAGCGATGATGATGGACACGGGCAACTGGTCGAAAGAACTGCTTTCAGAAGTACAGCAGGTGAATGTCGATGCCGTGCGCAGCGCCCTGTTGCGGTTTAACGGGTCTGCCGAGGTGCTGGGTATCTCTGCCACCTCCGTACTCGATGCCGTTGACAAGAATGCCGCTGGCAACAAGCGTGAGCGTACCCGACTGGAAGCCGAAGCCGTACAGATGGTTGAAGACTTGCTGGAGAAATACCACTACTTCGACCAAGCTCGCGACAAGTTCTACGACGACCTGATGTCAATCGGTGCCATCGGTGAGACCGCCGAAGAAATGGCCGATCGTATGCAGCAGGGCGGACAGCGTGAACAGCGCAAGGACATTCTGCCGATGGTGGAAGCACTCGCCAACCGTTTCCGTGGTCTTGGCACGCAGGTATTCTCCATCAATCCAGACAACGCACAGGAGATTGCCGACATGATTGCACAGATGATTCAGGATCACCTCGACAATCCCGAAGAGCCTGCGTGGACGTTGCAGTTCCCGAACATCATGGACTGGATGCAGGATGCCGAGGTCTATGAGACGGAGCTAAAGAACTTCTATCAGGTGCTGTTGAAGATGGAGAGCGACTACTACAAGGCCAGCAAGTCGCAGTATGAACTATATAAAAAGGAAAACGAGCAGGCTTGGGAGAACTCAGGCCGCAAGGAATATTACGATGTATCGACAACATCACTGGGCTATCAGCAGCAGATGCAGGACGTGTTCGGCACTGGTCAGTCGTTTGGTCAGCAGTATGGCTTTGTCGATGCCATCGCCGAAGACCCAGAGGTGAAGCTCTATCAGGAAAAGTTGCGTGCCGCTGCCGAATACTATCAGTTCATCGAAAGCCGTCAACATACTGAGCAGGAACTGCGCGAGGCTGGTCAGGCCGCTCTCGAAGCCTATCTGGCGATGGCACAGAAGGTGTCGAGCGAGGTGGCCGAACGGGCATCGAAGATTCAGGAGTTGCAAGAACCCGCCACCACCTTTGTCGAAGAAGTGGGTCAGAAGTGGGGCGACATGATGTTTAATATGGAGAGTTCGCAGCAGACGTGGAACCAAATTGTCAAGAAGATGATCCTCGGTTTTGCCACGATGACCATCAAGATGACTGCCGAGAACCTGACAAAGAAGATACAACAAGCCCTCTTCTACAAACAGATGCTTGCAATGGAAACCGAACATCAGACGGAGATGCTCGCCCTGCAGGTGGGCTTCGGAGCCATGCGGCTGCAAGCACAGCAGGGTATCGACACCGCCCTGCAAGCGCAGAAGTCGGTGAACGATGCCACCACCGTCACCAAGGAAGCGTCGCTGGCCACGATACTCACCGCAATGGGCATTTCGGAAGGTGCTGCCAAAATTATCGGTCAACTCGGTTGGTGGGGTATTCCGCTTATCGCAGTTATCTCGGCCTTGCTGATGGGACTGCTCACATCTGCACTTAGCACAGCGGGAAAGAGCGCCGAAACATCCAACACCGCTGCTAAGACAAATGTGAAACTGAAGAGCGATATGCTGACCTACGACGAGGGTAACGTGCAGAACTATGTGGGCAACGACGGGCATGTGTATCGGGCTTGGGAGGCGGGCGGCATCCCCGAGGGTGTGAGTCTGGTGAAGCAGCCGATAGCGACGACGGTGAACGGCCAGCCGAGTCTGGTGGCCGAGAAGGGACCTGAGATCGTAATCGGGCGCCGCACCACTGCCCGTATTATGATGAACGAGCCGCGCCTGCTGCACCACCTGGCCACGCTCGGCAACGGTCGCTCCTACGGCGGCTATCGCGGCCTGCGCACCTTCGACGCCGGCAACTTGGACGATATAACGTTATCACGTAATAACGGTATAACGAACGCCGGCGAACGTAATAACGAAGAGATTAACGCCGCCCTCGCCGCCAACGCCGCCGCCCTCGAACAAAACGCCGCCGCCATGGCCGCCTTCTCGCAAGTGATGCAGCAGATACAGGCCAACGGCATTCAGGGCGTCTTTCGCGAGTACGGCGCCGGCTCGCTCGACGAGTCGATGCGCAAGGTGAACGCCTTCAGAAAACGTTATCCAACGGGATAAGAATGGTCTTTTTTTATCATAATTTTAAAATGTTTAGTTAATAAGTAAATTAAGTTTGAAGATTTTGGCAATCTGTGAAGACTAAATCCAAAAGCATTCCAGCCCCGCAGTGATGCCCAGCTGGAATTTTCGTTTGTCCCAAACAAAAACGAGCCGTGACTATCTTTGTGTGCAGAAAACGAACAGAAAAGATGACATCACACTTAGACATACAGATAGACGGTCAGTCGATGGTCACGAAGCCTGACCAGTCGATAGAGATTACCTTGCAGAACCAGCTCTTCAACGAGATTGAGGCGTTCTCGCTGCCGATAGCCGTTCCGACGGCATTGAACAGCCGCCTGACGAAGAACCTGCAGGACACGCGCTCGACCACCCGTCTGCTCGACCTCGACCAGTTGCCGATGACCGTCTTTGCCGACGGTCTGCCATTGGTCTCTGGCAACCTGATGACCGCCTCTGGCGAGGAAATCGGCGACGAGGTGTCGGTAAACCTTGAAAGCATCGGCGGTTCGTTTTCGTCGAAGATCAGCGACCTGCGCTGCTGCGACGTTCCCGTTGACGATAATATTATTATAGGTGAGAAGGTAGGGCAGGTGAGGGTAGCCGGAACGCTTCGGATTACCAAATCCGAAATCGTAGAGATGCCTGAGAGTGAATATGGTCAGGGCTCTGAAAGCACAAACGGCTCAACCTATAAAGAACCAGTTCCGATTGAGACTTTCGACAAACACGTGGAGATGGTGCTCGACCTGCCCGCATTGGGTTTTTCGTTTCCGGGCCATTGTGTCGAGGATTCTAATGGCAATGCCGTCGATGCACAAAAGGATAAGGTATATAGCAATCCGAACTATACGATGAAGGTGCCGCAGGTGCAGACAAGCTATATCAACGTGACGGAGCCTTTCGACAACAGTCATCCCTACTGCAATGCCCGCGTTTGCTATAAACACTACGACGCGGAGTCAAAAGAAGGTGTTTACGAGACTACGGACAAGGTGAAGATATGCCGAAAACCAGAGAACGAGGGTATGGGTCCGTACTGGGTGCTGCCGGCAGACCGTCCGCAGTCTGGTATCTGTTTCTATGTGATGTATTTCCTTCGCCGCCTGTTCAAGTATCTCGATATCGCCTACGACGACTCTGACCTCTATGCCGTCGAAGACATGCGCCGACTTTGTTTCTTCACAACCCGCTGTGCATACGGCGTGGCTACGATGTCAGGCAAGGCCAATTTCTTCAGTGGCAATGCCGCTGCGTTTACCAAGCAGGTGAACGACTGGGCCGACAGTCGTGGATGCGGTGGCAACGTCGAGGTGAAGATGAATATACAGCGTGTAGAGAGCGGCCCAACCGCACAGTACACATACACTATTGAGAACGAGGATGCCCTCTACTATACCGCCGACCTCCAGCAGATGTATGCCACCTCGGACAATCTGCCAGAGGATTCCGTGTCGAGCGTCATCTCATCCTTGGAGAACTCCTTCGGCGTGCGCTTTCTCTTTGATGCTGAATGCAAGTCGTGCAAGGCCGTGTTCATCCGCGACGTGTTCCGTTCCACCGCCGACCCGCTGCCGTTGCGCGGCGAGGTGCTGAAGATGGTCAAGCTGTCGGAAAAGACCACAGGAGTCAAGGTATGCTACTCCGCCGAGAGCGACAGTCGCGACCAGCGTGACAACGTTCGCAAGGGCGTGCGCAAATACGACACCGACTACGACTATATCGACTACCCCGACACCGTTCCTGGGAATGTCATCTACAAGCGTACCGTCGTTGACAAGAGCTATCGCGACTTCTTCAGCTATCTCTCGTCGAGCGATATGAACTGCTACGTCGACCGTCTGACTGGCAACGCCTTCCGTATCAAGATTGACGAGGATGCCAAGACTGCCGAAGAGTGGAACCCCGTGCTTTTCGAGGTGGGCGGCTATAAGGGTGTGGAGCTTGGTAACTGCGCCGAGTCGAACAAGGATAATATGGTGGAGCTGGTCAGCGACTTCGAGCCTGTGTTTATGAACGACGTGAACTATCAGGCCGAGGTTGACGGCTATGAGAGCTCGCCGCTCTTTGCCGCCTTCATCGACGAGGACATGGAGCATGAGTTCATCGAGCAGCAGGTGATGTCGGTATCGTCGTTTGAATACGGCTCTCTCTCCGTCATCGCCAAGCTGCGCCTGATGGAGAGTTACGACCCCACGGGCACCGAGGACGGCGATTCACCCCTGCAGCACATCAACTGGGGACTGGCCGTGTCGATGATGAGAGGTGGCGGTTCCGACGCAAAGGTCGTCGACTATGACCCCAACTACGACGGTTTTGGCAACTATCGCTGGATGATGGTCAACAACGGCGGCTATCAGATGTACGGCGACACGATGGACCATTTCGGCGGCAGGTTCGACTATAACGGCAACAACGAGGGCATCGGATCTGGCGAGCGTTTCTCGCTGAAGATGAGGGCATACAAACCGTTCCTCTATTATGTCGATGCCAGCGGCAACGTGCGTACCACGATGGATTTGTCGCTGGCAGGAAAGGATGTCAAAGGTGTGAGTGGAAAGACGTGGCTCGTGCCGTTTGACATGACCGCCATCGACAGCGGCAGCCGCATGGCCGACCGCAACCGTGGTCTGGTCGATACGTTCATGTTCGAGTATGTGCAGTTCCTGCTGAAGCGCCGCATGTACCGTGTCGAAGCCCTTTGCACCGCCGCCGAGCTGGCCGACATCCCTAATCACTGGACCGACCGCTTCGTCATCGACGGCATGGTAGGGTTCATCAATAAGGTCGAATACTCTGTCAGTGCAGAGGATGGTGTTGGCAAGGCTACCATTGAGTTCTTTGTCGTATAATTCTCAATTTTCAATTCTCAATATCCATCATGGCAACAATCTCCACATCAGAAATAACCGGCCTGAAGCTCATCGGAAATCCGATTGTACTGAAGGTTACGCCAGCCAATACTCCTTCTGGCGCCACTTTTCACCGCGCCATGCTTCAGGTGACAGTCACCAGCAGTGACAGTCGCAGCGGTACCTTTGAGTTCTCGATGCCCGTCACGGGCAGCGGTGCCCTGTCGTTTGACATCTCGTCGGCTCTGCAGGCCGTGGCCGACCAGTATGAATACGGTGTCGGTATGACCAACAACAGCGGTTTCAGCAGCTATCCCTCCTATTCCTTCACCGTGAAGGCGTGGGACGAGTGGCTGAAGGACGGTGAGGTTGCCGACAACTATTCGTCGGCGGCTACGGCGTCGGCCAGCGGATTCTATCCTGGGGCGTTTTCCGACCGTGAGCGTCTTGTTGCCGCCAGCCGCCCGACCCGCTGGAGCCGTAAGCCGTCGAGTTCGCCGGAGGTATGCTTTGCAGGTGCCGCCGTCCTGTGGCCTGGCAGCATCTCCAGCAGCCCGTCGGTCAACGTCTATACGATTGACGCCGCGAATACGGCTGACACGGCTCATAACTTCTACACCATCCCCTTCCACCGCGACGGCTATGAGATGCGGTTCATCAACTCGCTTGGCGTGCATGAGTCGGTACACGTCTCGTGCCTGGCACAGCAGGACATGACAGTGAAGACCGACAAATACACGATTGCCCGTCAGGAGACGCTGACCAGCTTCTCTCGCGGCATGACCGTCAAGCAGAACGACCATGAGCGCTGGAAGATGTCGAGCGGCCCGCTCGACGGCAAGTGGCTGCAGTGGTGGCTTCACGAACTGCTGATGGCCCGCTATGCGTGGCTGAACTGTGCCCCGCGTTTATATAACGCTAACGATGGAAAGTGGGAGATGGATGGTGCCGTCTGGCTGCCCGTGCATATCCTGCCAGACGATACCGTCAAGGGTTTCAGTCGTCAGAAACCGGACATGATGGAGGTGCAGTTTATCGTTGAGTTCGACATCAACGGCAGTCCTCTCTGACAACCGTTGTCCCAAACTCAAAACACCTCTTATTAAATTTGCGCTGTAATCATAAAGTTCAAAGTTCAAAGCAGAATATGGCAGTCACCATCGCAACATCAGCGAACTACTGGATCAGTCCAAGCGCACTGAGCATCTCACTGAATGCCCTCGGCAATGCCAACCGCATCCAGGCAAGCGTGACCAGCGGGTCGGCCATCATCTGCTATATCCGTGGCATTGAGGAACTGGGCTACGACAACGGCCACAACTACCGCCGTTGGCCGCTGACGATATCAAACTCCTATTTCAACACCTTCGACGAGAAGTATGTCTATGTGGCCATTCCGCGCTCGGAGGCCATCGGCAGCGAGGCCGCCGTGGTGTTCCCCTCGCAGAAGCTCGACATCTATGGCTATACGATAGTCACTGATGAGAATGATGAGCAGGTGCAGGGCGAGCAGATAGGCAACGACGACTATTATTATATATGGTTGCAGGGCATCATCAGCTCGTCAGGCGAGAACGGTACGACGCCGCGCGAGTGGACGCAGGACATTGAGACGGGTACGCTGAGTTCCGACGAGGCACTCGACAGCCGCGACGAGAGCTGGTACCGCTGGGATCCCGTGTCGCAGACCGTCACCTTCCTCAAAGAGATATGGATGGACGCCGCCAGCATGTTCCGCAACCTGCGGGCCAAGGTGCTCATCCTGAACGGACACACCCTGAATGGCGTGGCCGTGAAGGGCGAGACGCCATCCGACAGCGATGACAAGATTGTCACGCCAGCCTATCTCGACGGCATCACCGATGGAAAATATCTGCGTAAGGATCAAGATGACCGTACTGAGTATTCGCTTGGCATCGGCGGCGACCTGGCGGTCGACGGCACGCTGTTTGCCAATCAGAGCGTGCGTACCGACGAAGTGCGAAGCAGCAATTATACGGGCGATACTATTGCCGATAGCGGTTATCTGCTGACGGCTGGCATCAGCAACGGCCTGGGCCACTCGAAGCTGACCATCGACGAGATATACGTCAGGATGAGGGCCGTCTTCGAGTCGCTGGAGGTGCGCAAGTGGAGCGTGGTGGCAGGCGACGAGATACGCTCGTGCGCCGCCAACGTCATCAACCGCGTGGACTACTTCACGAACGAGGGAGACTTGCTGGGCTACAGCGAGGTGCGCGTGCCGTGGTTGATGAAGCGCGTGCCGTTCCTGCTAAGGCTCTTCGGCGCCGACCAGTCGAAATGGGGCCGCTACCTCTACTCCAAGGTGGTACGCATGCGCATCACCCTCAGCGACGACGACCTCGGGAGGGTGCGCTTCTGCCGCTGCTACTTCCTGGCCGACGACGGCGACACGCAGATAGACAACTGGTGGCAGCCGGACGACCTGGTGCGCTGCCAGACGATGAACGTCGCCTCGACCGTCAGGAACACCTACACTTCCGAGCAGCGAAAGGCTGGCAACGTGTTCTGGTGGCGCAAGTGCATCCGCGTGTCGAAGAACGGCGTAGCGCCGTCGGAGAACCCAGACATCACCAACTGCCAGCCAGCCATCATCGACGAGAAGACTTACCACTGGTTCGACGTGTCATTCAACAGGTCATTGGAGGAGAGGAACCTGAACTTCGACTGCTGCGCAGGCTCCGACATACCGGCCGCCGGCGACCATGCCGTGCAGTTTGGCAACACCACCGTCCCAGGCCGCATGAACCTGTGGATCACAATGGTCAACGGAGGCGGCGAGCACGACTACGACCCCGACGGCGACGCGCCGTGCATAAAGGGGTTCGCCGGCATATACTGCTTCGACCTGTCGAAGTGCTACACAGGCGGGCATCCCTGCAAGATGACGCTTGCGCCTGGGAAGAAATACCACTTCTACGGTCGAGACTTCCGCTTCATACAGGAGTACGGCGAGGTGCCAGTATATACACAGAGGGGCGAGTGGACGTCGATAGTCCATACTTTCGACGAGTACGGCACCAAGCCAACATACACCGACGACATCATTAACGAGGGTGATGGCATACACACCCGAAGCGACGGAAAAGGGTTGGAATACGCCCGCAAGTGCTACTGGTACGACGAGGTGAGCCACAAGGGATGCCTCTGGCTGTGCTCCATCACAGACGGTGCCCACTGGGTGGCGTCTGTGGCGTTCTCGGACAGTGGCAAGTCGTTCTCAGCAGGACAGCTTGTGCAGCCTGGCGAATACAGTGCGCTGTCGCCGGAGGGCCAGTCGAAGTGCGAGCGCCGAGGCAACTACACCACCGACGAGCCGTCGAGCACGTCGTCGGCATGGACGAAGCTCGTCGACAGGGGAACGAGCATCAAGAGTGTGGAGACGCGCTACCAGAAGAAGCCAAGCCGCAAGTACAACGAGACGTTGCAGAAGTGGGAGATTGACGAGACGGCAGGCATTATCCCTCCTGCGCTGCCGTGGGAGCAGTGGAAGCTGCCGTCGCAGCTCGCCTCGCTGAACCTGCAGAGCGGTGACTACCTTTGGGCAAGGACGAAGACCGAGTACAGCGACACACTGGAGCCCACCTACGAGGACAATGTGTCGATGTGGGGCATCGACGGTGACGGCATCAGCTCCATCAACAGCTACTACCTCGGAACGTCTGCGACGAGCCTTGTCATTAACGCCTCTAATGACAGCTATAAGATGCCGTCGTCATCAGGATGGGCGTTGGCGCGTGCTGACCAGAAGTGGTTCGACACCTTCGGCGACATGGCCGCCGCCAACGGCGGCATAGGATCCATGCAGGGCTGGAACATCTGGCAGAAGACCGTCATCCACTACGACCTGCCAGCAGGAAAGATGCCGTCGGAGCAGAAGCCGGACATCATACAGTACACGTCGAGCCGCATAGGCATCGACGGCCTGATGGGACAGGAGGAGTACTACTGCCTGCGGTCGAGCGCCGTGTTCAGCAAGGCGTTCGGCGGCACCACCTACGACAAGTGCGGCATCCGCTGGTACAAGCCGTCGGCACCAGGCGAGGAGAACTACCGCCTTGCAGAGGCAACGCCGTCGAGCCCGAACATTAACACCTCCATGTGGAAGAACCAGATGCCAGCCTACGACAAAGCGACCGACGGCGACAATATCTTCCTCTGGAACTTCGAGCAGCGCGTCGACGGACAGGGTACGGAGTATGCCACAAAGCCCATCTGCCTGGGCAACCACTCGCGCGGCATCGTCAACATCATCGAGATGTATGCGCTCTCCGCCAGCGGACAGCCGCAGAGCGGGCATCACATACCCGACGACATCTGGGCCGCCAATGGCAACAGCGAGACGGACATGTCGAAGTCGGACGCGACCAAGCCAAAGACGTGGGACGACGAGGTGTACAACCGCGCCCCGACAGAGACTCTGCCCTACCAGTGGAACTGGACCCGAACGCTCTACTCATGCACGATCGACGGCAAGGACTACGAAGACATCTATCATGTCTCAGCCGTCAGAGGCACCAAGGGCGAGGACGGATCGGGCATCGAGTACATCTACTTCAGGACATCATCGGCAACAGCCCCTTCCACCCCTTTGAGCAGCGGAAACGGCGCCGTGTCGCCCAGCGGCGTGGCCAACGGCACGAAGGCCTATGACAAGACGCTCGACGACTGGGTGCCGAACGGCTGGAGCGACAACCCGCAGGGCATCACGCACAGCCTGCCATACGAGTGGGTCAGCGAACGCCACAGCTCGGCGACGACGGCATCAGGCGGATTCTCCGGCGGCCACGAGTGGGGGGCGTTCTCTGTGCCCAAACTGTGGAGCAAGTGGGGCTATAACGGCCAGGACGGCGACGGCACAGAGTATGTGTTCATGCGCACCAAGACCGACGTGGCTCCGACAATCGTCAACAGTGCCGACAGCAGGAAAGACTCAGGCAACAGGACATACCTCGACGACGATTACCTGCCGCTGGCGTCAGGCGGATCGTTGTCTGGCAATGTGGAGTGTACCGACGACCCGTCTGGCACCAACCGCGACTATCCCTACGAGTGGGTGGCTAAGCGCACCAAGGCGGCGGCATCGAAGAACACTTCCAACTTCGGGCACCGCGACTGGAAGAAGTACAGCGGCACGATGGCTCTGTGGAGCACCTACACGACGCTGCGCCTCGACATAGACAACGAGATGGACATGGTGAGCACTTCCAGTCAGGGCGTCGTCGAGAAGCAGCGAACGGTGTCTACCGTGGTCCACCTGTACGACGGCGCCACGGAGGTTGATATCAGCAGCAATACGATGGGCGTCAGAGTCAGCCCGGAGCTGCCGTCGCACGTTACCGCGTCGCAGGCCTCCGAGGGCAGCGGCAAGAAAGGCAGGAAGCTGTCGTGGGCGTTCGTGGCAGGGAAGACCATCGGCGAGGCCTACGAGGTGAACATCAGCTACACCTACAACGGAAACGCCTATTCGGCCACGTTCACCATCCTTGCATCCATGGGGCAGCCTGTCTACCAGCTGCGTCCGACGCTGAGCGCCATCAGCTTCAGCCGCACAAGCAGCAACGCGCTGACGCCTCCGAACCGCACGCTCGGACTCGACATACTGCGCATCGACGGCCATAGCACCAGCGTGGTGAGCCTGCCGTCAGGATATACGGTCAGGTGGAAATACGACGACATGCCGTCCGGCAGCTCAGATTCGTCGGCGACGGCGTGGGCGTCAGGCAACATCGCATCCGTCGGCAGCAACACCGACAAGAAGAACGTCTGCATAGCCCTCTATCTCGGCACCGTGACCATCGACCGCGAGACCATACCCATCATCAAGGACGGTGAGAACGGCAGCAACGGCGACACGCCGATAGCTGCATACAGGTGGTACAAGGTCGGCGAGACTGTGACAAAGCCAACTGGCACGGACAGCGACGAGCCGTCTGCAACGGCAAACACTAATGCCAACCCGACTAATAAATGGAGCAAGAGTGCTCCGAACCGTGACAAGGAGGGCTGGGAACTGTGGATGATATCGTCCGTAAAGCACAAGGCTGCTGACGGAACTGTCACAAGAGACGCATGGAGCGATCCTGTGCGCATCAGCGGCGACACGGGAACTGCTGGCGAGGATGCCGACGAACGCGAGTGGATATATAAGGTTAGTGCCACGAATCCAGGCACGCCGCCAAGCAGCGGAAACGGTGCCGTCTCTCCCAGCGGCGTGGCCAACGGCACGAAGGCTTATGACAAGACGCTCGACGACTGGGTGCCGAACGGATGGAGTGATAACCCACAGGGTGTGACGGACTCTAATAAGACAGAGTGGGCATCGTGGCGAGACTACAACAAGCAGACGAAGGAATGGGGGGCATTCCATGACCCCGTTATCTGGAGCCACTACGGCGAGCGCGGAATGGACGGCGATGGCGTAGAGTATGTATTCTTCCTGACCAAGGGCGAAAACTACGTTCCTACCATCACAACGACAGGTTCTTCGGGCACCGCCAGTTCATCCGAATACCTTCCTGGCCAGGGCAACAGCGGCGGAAACTACAACGGCACCAGATGGACTGACGATCCGACGGGCGTCAGCAGCAACTGGCCGATTGAATGGGTGGCACAGCGGCGGAAACTGAACGGCGCATGGCAAGCGTTCGACACGCCGGCGATATGGGCCAGATGGAGCGAGGACGGCACCTCGCCTTGGATTGCAGACTTAGACAACGAGATGGATTCCGTCAGCTGCGACGAGAGCGGACACCCCGTCAGCTCGCAGTCGGTAAGCACGAAGGTCAGCTTGTACTACGGAAGCGCGAAGAAGGCCTTCAAGACCTCCGTATCAGGGTCCGGCACGGGGATCAGCGTGTCCTTTGGCAACGGGTCGGCGGCAAACGACAGCGACACGGTGACTGTCACATTTGGCACTACGGCTACCATTACCGGCAAGAAGGAGTTTACTATCACGCTGACTGCAGCGGACGACAGCAGCGTCTCACGGCAATTAAAGTTTACCGTCAATGCCGTCACCGGCGACGTGTACAATCTGCTTCCTGCCGTTAGAGAGATAGTCTGCCAAAGAAATGCAAGCGGCGTAATAAAGTACAACGGCGCAGCCACGTTCACATTGGCGTGCGGATATACAAAGAACACAAACGGATCAATTTCAACCACCGAAAGTGCGACTAACGGGGTCGTTGACGGCAAATACTATATATTCTACACCTTGCGCCAACGCTCCAGCCAGAAATGGCAGTACTGGAACCAAAGTGCAAATACGGTAAACCACACCAATACGGGAACCCCGTTCTACAAGCGGCTGCATAGCGGAACAAGCGCTTTCGATGTCAACGAATACGATGCCGTAAAGATATTCCTTACCGCCAATGGTTCAGGAAACAATGACGGCTATAGCATTGGCGAGATCAGTCCGATAGACGTTGAGACCATATTCGTCGTCACCGACGGAAAGGACGGTGAGCCAGGCACATCGCCATGGATCGCCGACCTCGACAACGAGATGGACTCGGTGCCCTGCAACGCCAGCGGGAATCCGCTTGCTTCCACGACCATCAAGACCAACCTGACCCTGTTCTACGGGTCGGAGCGCAAGAGCTTCAAGATAACGGGTGTGAAGAGAAACGCTTCGACAAGCCTTGGGACTGGTGTGACAATCAGCCCTGCCGTGTCCTCTTCCACCACATATACGCCAACACGCGAGTTCAAGGTGACATACGGGACTGGCGCTACCATTGACGGAAAGGATGACTTCGAGATCACCATGACGAATGCCGACGGAAGCATCACAAGGGCGCTGCACCTGACGGTCAACGGCGTGCGTCCTGGTGCGAACGGTCAGCCAGCGACTATCTATAGACTTGTGCCGAGTTGCTCGGAGATTGTAAAGAAGAAGGGCGGCTCCACAGTTCCAGGCGGCAACGTCACCTGCTCGGTGACAAAAAGCACAGGAACAAGCGCACCAGCCACGGCGCCTTCAAGTGAGTACACGTTAAAGATGATAGTGGATGATGACGGCATAGAGTCTGACTATGCAGCAGTTGCATCAAGTTATCCCAGCAAGAATATCACCTATATACTTAGGGTTGGAAGTGTAATCGTTGACAAGGAGACCATTCCTGTCGTAGAAGACGGAGATGCCGGCTATAGTATTGCCCTGGTTATTGTAAGGAACATATATACTGAGGCGAATTGGAACAAATCGGCAACAGTCGGCGGCTCCGATTATTTTGTACAAGCCAGCGGCGAGGATTTCAGTGTCTGTCGGACTAATGACTACTTTATGACAACAGGCACCGCTTCAGACTCTGGCTTGAATCACACGGCTATCTGGAGGTGCACATCCGTAACCGTTGTAAGCGAACAGACAAGGATATACGGTGTTTGTGTCAGCCACACAAAAGACGGTGACAAGGGCGACAAAGGCGAAAAGGGAGAAAAGGGCGAAAAGGGAGAAAAGGGCGACAAGGGAGAAAAGGGCGATAACGGGAAGATAGGAGCCATGTTCTATCTGGCTGGCAAATGGAACAAGTCGACCGATTATGCCAGGACGGACACGCTCTGCCCGGTGGTGGAATACAACGGGAACTACTATTATCCGAAATCCATCGGCACGCCAGACTCCGGATATGACAGCTACAACCCTGCATCGAACACGTCTGAATGGGCAAAGGCAGACAAGTTCGGCGTGGTGCTGACGGAGGCCCTGTTCTCCAGCTTCGCAAAGCTCGGCAGCTTCATTATGAGCGGCGACTGGATGATCAGCCAGTATGGAACGAAGAACGGAAGCACAAGCCTGGACTACACGTCTTTTGCGCCAAGCAATATGACCAATCAGACAGGGTTTATCCCGACATTTGCGGTCGATGGCTATACTGGCGCGATTTATCTCAACAACGCTTATGTCAGCGGAACAGTCAAGGCCCAGAACTTCTATCATAACGTCTGCTATTTCTTTGATGGAGGCAATTGCATCAACGGTGGCTCGTATGCAATCGGTGGTACGATGTATAAGACTTCTGGAAACGCTGACATTGTGATGTTGATGCCAACGACCACATCGTCTGCATGGAGCGGAACCGGTAACAGCGGAACAGTTCTTCTTCCGAATCCTACGACATGCCCAGGAAAGAGGGTTGAGGTGTTATGCACGGCACTTAATACTTCAGGAAGCGGTGCGCCGAAGATCGGCTGTACAAAGACTAACGCTTTTGCCACTGCATGGTCTTTCAGCTCAGGCGCATTGACGCCTACGGGGAACCCTGCAACAATGGACACCGTGACCATGCCCCTTCAGAGGATGGTAAAAACATATAAGTACTCGAACGGTACATCGGTTAGTATAGTTGAGGACAGTTGGAAGGAAGAGCCAGGTCGTGCGGTGTTTGTGGCGCAGAACGGGTATTGGTTCAAGGTTGAATAATAAACAGAAAGGAAACATGATATGGCAGAATTATCAGAAGCGCAGTTCAAGCAGAAGGTCATCGACATCCTCGATGAGATAGGCGCCAGCGTCAGCAGCAGGGGCGACATCGACATCATCGGCTCGCTGTCAGAGTGGAACCGCCTCGGCAGCAGCATTACGCTGCCTGGCGTGGAGATGGAGGACAGCGAGGTGAAGCGCTACGTTGCCGCACCGCTCAGCTACTTCGCGCAGTATGCCGAGAACGAGGCGCAGTCTGTGCGCGACGCCTGGGAGACGTGGTTCGGGACGGGCGACGCCAGCGGCATACAGAAGATATGGAAGGACTGGTACACGGACACGCAGACAGGCTGGACGGCATGGTTCGGCGCCGACGACACGACGGGCGTGCAGAAGCAGTGGAAAGACCTGAAGGCGGCCTCCCAGAGCGCGACGAGTGCCGCAAACACGGCGGCTGGGAATACCGAGACGGCCATCGCCAATGCCAACAGCGCGGCATCGTCTGCTGACACAGCGGCAGCGGCGGCTAACACGGCGGCAACGAATGCCAATACGAGCCGTCAGCAGATAGAGGCCAACGAGAGCACTCGTCAGCAGAATGAGACGACAAGGCAGTCGCAGGAGTCTGGGCGAGTGGCGCAGGCGGCAAGCGACCATTCAACCGCTTCCACAGACCATACGCAGGCCTTGTCAGACCATTTGACGGCGGCAACAGACCATACACGTGCCGAGACTGACCATTCCACAGCCTCGTCAGACCATCAGACAGCCCTCACAGACCACCAGACGGCTACTACAGACCACACCACCGCAACGGGCGACCATGAGGCAAGCGTGGCTGCGACGGCGGCGGCGGGCAACGTCAATGCACAGCTGGCGGGAATGACCGTAACCATCACCAACCGTGACGGGCAGTCAAGCAGCGTGAACATCGGCTTTGAGATATACCGCGTCTATGACTCCGTGGCACTGATGAATGCCGATGCTGCCAACGTTCCGCAGGGTAAGTTTGTGATGATAGCAACCACGGATGCTACGAGCGAGGAGAACGCACGGCTCTACGGAAAGAACTCGTCAGGAGGCTTCACGTTCCTCTCCGACCTCGATCAGGCGGCAACGTCGGCATGGGCTGACTGGATGGAGAACTACAAGCCTACCATCATCAGTGACCACCAGACGGCGCAGATCGACCATACGCAGGCTGTTTCCGACCATGCTGCCGCTTCCACTGACCACGCCACGGCTGATAGTGACCATACGATTGCAACAACCGACCACGCCAATGCTTTGGCAGACCATTCCACCGCCTCCGCCGACCACGGGATAGCACAGACAGACCACACGACGGCTCAGACCGACCACGGGATAGCAGATGATGACCACACACGCGCAGAGTCAGACCACGACACCGCTTTCGATGACCATACCCTCGCATCTACAGACCACAGCACGGCAGCAGACGACCATTCTACGGCATCTACAGACCACGGTATAGCGGAGAGCGACCATACGACGGCGGAAGGCGACCACACTGTTGCAAGTGCAGACCACGGCACCGCACAGACAGACCATACCACTGCTGGTAGCGACCATACGCAGGCTCTTGCCGACACACAGATGGCAGCAACAGACCATACAACGGCAGCGGCAGACCACACACTGGCTGATGCCGACCATACACAGGCAGCGGCAGACCATGTGCTTGCGTCATCAGACCATACGACTGCAGGCTCAGACCATGACATAGCAGAAGCAGACCATGTTCAGGCACTTGCCGACGCGGAACTTGCCGCCACAGACCATGAGACTGCAGACAACGACCATACAACAGCCGCTTCCGACCATACGACGGCGACGGAAGACCATACGGATGCCGTGGCAGCAACCTCAGCAGCGAACAGCGCAGCGTCCAATGCAAATGCAAAGGCCACTCTCGCGGATAATGCCGCTACTCTTGCGAATACAAAGGCTGCACTTGCCGACGAGAAGGCGACGGCAGCGGATGAAGCGGCGACGCTTGCCAGCACGAACGCAGGATTGGCAGACGCAGCGGCTTCACTCGCCAATACCAAGGCTGGCTTGGCGGATGCGGCAGCGACGAATGCCTCCAATGCCGCGTCCTCGGCAAATACGGCGGCAGCAAACGCCAATGACAAGGCAGCATACGCCAAGAACCAGGGCGACCACGCCAAGGAGCAGGGAGACCGCTGCGAGGTGTTGAACGACCATCCGCAGGAAATACGTTCTGACGGCTATGTCTGGGCATGGGACGAGGCGCAGGAAGAGATGGCAAACACGGGCCGCCGCATCGTGGCCACTCTTGACATCAGTTCGCTCACGGAGGAACAGAAACAGGAGCTCATCAACATGTTTGCGCTTGATCTCGCCACGACCACCGAGGGTACGCAGACCGCCAACGGCACGATAACCATCGGCGATGACAACCGTGACAAGGTGATATCGCTGGCCGTGCTGCAGGCCTTCAGAACCGTCATTGCTGGCTACCTCGACGACAAGGTGGACAAGGTGACGGGAAAGGCACTCTCATCCAACGACTACACGGACGGCGAGAAGGAGAAGCTCCGTCAGTTGCCGACAAATCAGGAGTTGACGCAGGTACTGGCGGGCAAGCAGGACAACCTGACTTTTGCCACGGAAACGCTCTGTCGGACGGCTGCTTTGGAGGTCAGTTTTGTAGCGTCAGAATAAAGTTGTCCCGAAAATAAAAACGTTGGTTGTAACTTTGGACTACAAATTTTAAACATCAACAGATATGGCACAGATTAAAAACCTTCCACAAGACCTGCAGGAGTGCAAGAGCTTCCCCTGCAACGGCAGCAGATATTATTATAAGGAGGGCGACGACGGGCAGAAGCTGCTCGTGGCCATCCTCTTCGGCAAGTCGCACTTCATTATCCGCTTCCCTGCGGGTACGACCATCGACACGGTGCCTGCCGATTCTGTCGGCAGCAGTCAGATTAAGGACGGCTCGGTGAAGCTGGAAGACCTCTCCGACGAGGTGAAGCAGAAGCTGAACCCAGAGGGCGGCGAGGAATATTCTGAGAACAGCGACATCGACGATATGTTCCCAGAGGGACAGGGTGCTTCGACGCAGCCGACCGTGCCGACACAGCCGATGACGGTCGAGGAAGAGGAAGAGCCATAGGTAATTGAGAATTGAAAATTGAGAATTGAAATGAGACCGCGACCACATAGCCACATCGCACCGGGCACTGACCTGAAGTTCCGTGTGACGCCGCATATACAGGACTTCCAGATCAGCGAGGACCCGTTCCAGATTGTCGTGAAGAACCAGCTGGGGCAGGTGAAGTACCGCATCCCGCGCGGCGACTGCTTCTGGGACTCGGAGGGGCGCTGGTACTTCTCGTTGGAGCACGTGCAGGAGGGGCTCTACGAGGCCATCTTCATGGCGGGCATCGAGGACGATGACTTCGACAAGCAGCGTGCCGTCGTGACCGACCGCCGCCCGCTGACCGCCGTGGGCCGATACACGATGCCGCCGAAGCCGCACGGCACGCCCCGCGTGGAGTACGAGCAGGTGTGGAGCGTCTCGGTGGACGGCGACGAGTACCTCTGCGACCGCGACGGGCGCTACATCCTGACCGCCGACGACAAGCGGATATGTTTCAAATCGGACAAAGCACAAGAAATTGAAGATATGGGAAAAGTAAGACTACAGACGATGACGGGCGACGAGTTCAAGCAGTTCATAGAGGGCAAGAACCCGAACGGCGAGATCGACACGCTGCACGAGATGCTGGATTCCGCCAATGGCATCAGCGACGAGGAGACCATCCACGAGCACACCGAGCACCAGATTGAGGAGGAGCTCGAAGAGGAAGCCGCCACGAATGATGACATTGACGAAATGTTTAATTGATAAAAACGAATGAACTAAACGATAAAGGTATTATGAGCAAGAAGACGAATGACTACGAAATCCTGATGACCGAGCAGGGATTCTACTTCGGTCGGCTGTTGAAGAACGGCACGATGTCGGCGGACTCCACCCCCATCGACGACGAACGGATTACGAACCTGGTGGCGGCGTGGTTTGAGCGCCACTGCCAGCGCGAGGCGACCGACCAGCTGTGGATCTCGAAGCCCGACGGGGCGATACTGGTGAAGCAGTTCACCGCCGAGCAGCTGCGCGACGCCGCCACCAAGGCGGCAAAGAAGGCTGCGGATAAGCGAGGGCAGACGGGAGCTCGCTCACAGTCTGCCGAGCGTGAGCAGGCTCGACCGCAGGTCAAGGCCGAGCGGAAAAAGAAGAAATGAGTCAAAACTCAGTATAAGTAACTTTATTGTTTAACACAAAAACTGTTTTAGATTATGGCAATTACCAATCCGAACAGAGTAGTGAAAGTCTCACAGCTTAACTACTTCAAGACCAAGGCCGATGCCTTGTATCAGACCAAAGCCATCAGCGCCATCACAGGTCTTAGCGCTGAAACCGTAGAAGCCGCCCTCTCCGAGTTGCTCGGCAAGATCCAGGCCATCCCGTCAGCCATCATCCCGAAGGGCACCCGCACCTTCTCGCAGCTGGCTCCCTCGACCGACCTCGTGGCAGGTTCGCTCGGCTTCATGTGGAACATCAGCGACGCCTTCACCACTACCTCTGACTTCGCCGAGGGCAGTGGCAAGCCCGTGGCTGCTGGCTCCAACATCTACGTGGCCAACGTTGGCACTGCTGCCGAGCCCAGCTACAAGTACGACATCTTCGCCGGTCCCATCGACCTCAGCGGCTATGCCCTGAAGAGCGAGATGAGCGTAGAGGCAGGTACTGGCGTCAACGCCGACAAGACCACTATCACGCTGAAGAGCGGCACATCGGCAACGGTGCTGACCACCCACCAGGACATCTCGGGCAAGGTTGACAAGATCGAGACTGAGGCATTCTCTGCCGAGAAGGCTTATGCCGAGGGCGATTACGTCACCTACGACAACAAGCTCTACCAGTTCACCGCTGCTCACGCTGCAGGTGCATGGGCTGGCACCGACGCCAAGGAGATTACCGGCGACTTCGCCATGTACGACAAGAACGGCAACCTCGTCGACTCTGGCAAGAAGGCCAGCGACTTCGCTACCGCCGCCCAGGGTACCAAGGCTGACAGCGCCGTTCAGAGCGTTGCTCTCGCAGGTGGTACCAACAACGGTACAGTCAAGCTGACCGTTGACGGCACTGCTACCGACAACATCGCCGTGACCGGACTCGGCACTGCCGCCTACAAGGCCGACACCTACTTCGAGCCCGCCATCACCTACGCCACCGACTCCGACATCGACGAGATGTTCCCATCGGCTTAATCTCTCTCTCACAGGCTCCGCAGGGTTCGACTCCCTGCGGGGCTTCTAAGCAGTAACGATTAAAAAACAGAAAGAGATTATGGGAAATCCAACAAATCCGAACCGCGTCATCAGGGTAAAAGACCTGAAACGGTTTAAGACCAAGCTCGACGAGAGCGGCGTGACGGTCACGTTTGCCTCGGTTTCCGACTGCGCCTCCGCCGCAGCGGAAATTTCTTTTATTCCATCATCCAACAACCCGTAAAAACATCAGAAGATTATGACACAAGCAGAACTTAGTCAGACAATCAACCTCGGCGGACTGATGGCCCACGTCGAGGCAGTGCTGCAGCGCTTCAACACAGAGGTTGTGGCCGCAGGACTCGCAGGTAAGGTAGACAATGCCACCGTCACCGCACTCACCAGTCGCGTGGCCGACATCGAGGCCATCATCGGCGACGCCAGCACACCCGACTCCGACAGTGTGATCAACAAGGTGCGCGAGATGATAGCCTTCTTCGCCAACGTCTCCGAGAGCGACACGCTGGCATCGACGCTCAGCGACCTGAACGCCGCCATCTCGGCACTCGGCACGGCGGTGCGCTCCGAGCACGTCTTCGTGGCCACCCTCTCCAGCGCCCCCACCAGCTCGACGCTCAGCTATACCACCGGCAGCGGCCAGGATGCCGTCACCCGCCAGTTCAAGGTTGGCGACGAGGTGCGCATCTATGACCAGGAGAACGGTAAGGAGGAAACCAACGGATTCGTTTACTACAAACTCTACGACCTCGTGACTGAGAACAACGTCACGACGGCCTACTGGGAACTCATTGGAGCAGGGAAGACGGGCGAGCTTATCCACCCTGCCACAAATGTGACGGGAACAGCGGCTGTTACAACATCTCCTTATTATGCTTCTATTTGGGAAGGTACTTGTGACGGCATTACCTCTCTTTACACAGGATTGATGGTAACTGTTAAAGTTCCTGTAGCAGGGCATAAGACTTATGGGGTTGTATTGAATGTTAATAATTTAGGAGAACATCCTGTAGTTATGAATGTAGATACAAATGTGTCTACAAGATATGCCGAAGGATGTATGATAACGCTTATTTATGATGCTGAACAAACCGCCAATGTATATCAAAATGGTGATGAACCAACTACAGTCCAGGGCTGTTGGAAAATAGCGGACTATGATTCAAATTCGGATGTTTATATGAGGATATATAAACAAATAACTAACAATTCAACATGGAATAAGGATTATCCGTTACTTGCTGGAAGGAGTTTGTCATCGGCTATAGCAGAAACAGATGCTAAGTACACTACAATGTATGGATTGATTGGCTCTAATAGTGTTACGCCGACAGTCAATCCTATTACTGGATATGTAAAGGTAAAAGGGTTATACTTAGATTCAGTTAAAATTGAAAGTAAAACAGCATCAAACAACGGAACAGATTTATCTCTTGTTACAACTGGCGAAAAGGCTACTTGGAATACCAAATACAGTAAACCATCTGAAGGAATACCTACTACAGACCTTGCATTTACTCCTGCGACACTGACAAATGGTAAGATTCCTGAAAGTCAATTGCCAAGCTATGTAGACGACGTAATAGAAGGATATTATAAATCTGCTGATGGCAAGTTCTATGAGAGCAAGTCAGGAAGTACATATTCTACGGAAATTACTGGAGAAGCGGGAAAGATTTATATTGATCTTGACACCAATAAAACATACAGATGGGGTGGCAGTTCATTCGGACTTGTTGGAAGTACGGGTACTATAGATGCTGCCGCTGGTGCAAATATTGGAAGCGTTGGAACTCCTTCTGTAAGTGCGTCTACTTCTGGAGATACCACAACATTCACGTTTGACTATCTCAAAGGAGCAAAGGGCGATAATGGTACATCAGCAGCGTGGTTCTCAGGAACGGTTGTCTCTGGTACTAATGCTTCAGGAATCAGTGCAACAGTCAGCGGCTCAAAGGCAGGTGACATGTACCTGAATACTGGTACAAGCAATGTCTACAAGGCAACCGCTGCAAATACCTGGGGCTATGTGTGCAACATCAAGGGAGCCACAGGAAGTAATGGAACTAACGGTACTAATGGTACATCAGCATATTGGTTCAGCGGTACTGCCGTAACTGGCACAGGCACTGGAATATCACAGAGTGTCACTAACTCCAAGGCTGGGGATATGTACCTCAACACAAGTACATACAATGTGTACACTGCTACGGCAGCTAATACTTGGAACTATCTGTGTAATATCAAGGGTACGGCAGGAACAAATGCTACTACAACAAGTGTATTCAGTGCTTCTGCTAATGGTCTTGCACCAGCGGCAAGTTCTGGAAATAAGACAACAGCAGAATCGTCTGTAGGCAACTATTACCTCTGTGCTGATGGAAAGTACAGGCAGCTGCCTGCTACGGCATTCAGTGGCAGCATAGTTTCCCCTACCTATGACTCCACAAACCACTCAATAGTATTCCCGAATGGCTCTGGTGCTACCTATAACAGCACAACGCATTCAATTGTCTTTTAATTGATTAACAAACCAAAAAAAATTATATATTATGTCAGAGTTTTTTGATAAAGCGACCATCGGGGGGATAGACATTCCCTGTACCGATGCCAATGCCCAGGGAAGGCTTACGACCTTGGAGGGCAGATTCGATTCCAACGGCAAGGTGAAGTCAGAGAACCTGCCAGACTTCTTGACTGGTGTGAATGGCGTAAGCCCTGCTATCACTACAGTGGCCAGTGTGCCTGTAGACAAGAGCCTTTGTATTGTGACCATCGCAGACGGACAGACGGCACAGTCATTCTCTCTTGCCTCTGCCCCAAGTGCTGGCAGGACTATCCATGTTATGGTTGACAACAGCGGTAACACCTCTGATTTAACCATTACCGTGCCTCATGGTACGACAAATGGTATCGACTATGTGAACACCAACGACCTTGCATCCGGCTCAATGGAGGTGGCAGCAGGGATGGTTGGTGAGATAAACATCGTCTATGCAAGCAGTAAGGCTTGGGTGCGTTATATCGGTGCTTAATTAAACAAAAGGAGAACAGATTATGAACAATAAGACATATATCAGGAAAAGCGTAAAAGGCTATTATATCAGCCTTGACAATGAGTTGCCAGCAACAGCGTATGAGATAGGCTCAACCTATCAGGACTTCCTCGACAACAAGTGGATGCTGCTTAGTGAAGAGCAGGTAGCATTCCATGTAGAGAATCCTACGGCAAGCGTGAAGGAGGTGCTGGATATGCAACTGACTCCCGTACCTGAGAGGACTCTTGCACAGGCAAAGAGTGAAAAGATAGCAGCCATCAACAGCTACGATAGCTCTGATGCTGTGAATGGCTTCAACATCATCAATGGTGAGGACACAATCATAGCATGGCTTACACCAAGCGAGAGGGCTAACTACAGAAGTTCTATTGATGCGGCAGAGCTGGTAGGTGTTGAGAACCTTCAGCTCTATGTGGGCGAGATGCCTGTGACACTTCCAACGCAGAGTGCCAAGATGATGCTGGCACAGATTCAGCTCTATGCTGACCAGTGCTTTATCGTCACCAAGCAGCACATCGCCGCTGTGGCGGCATTGGAAACAATAGAGGCAGTGGATGCCTATGACAACACCGTAGACTATCCATCAAAGCCTGAGTTCAATCTTACTAACGAATAGGAGGGAAGCGTATGAATTTTCTAAGACGAAGGGTGATGGTGTCTAAGGTGGCTGCTGAAGGCTATGTAGACCTTGGGCTTCCGTCAGGGTTACTATGGGCTACTTGTAATCTTGGTGCAAGACAGCCTACTGATGCTGGTCTGTACTTCTCTTGGGCTAATGTTGACGGTCATGTTCCTGGAGATGGGTATAACTTCGGAAATACAACTATTGGACTGCCTTACAGTGGGACAAATGGATATAATGCCAAGAACTACTTGTCGGCAGACAATAGCTTTAGCCCTGACAGCGGCTATGATGCAGCAAGGTATAACCTCGGAGGCTCTTGGAGAATGCCTACAAATACAGAGATACTCGAGCTGTATGATAATACAACATGGCAGTACACATCAGTAAACGGTGTAAATGGTATCCTCCATACTTCTACTATCAATGGCAACACCATTTTCTTCCCAATTACAGGATATATTGAGAACACATCACTTATTGTTGGACAATTGGTTTACCTATGGTCTTCAACACTTCATTATAAAGGAAATATTAACACACAAAATCAAGCATACATATATCTTTATGGCAACAATACGGTAAATAGGGGTGAACATTCCCTCGTCTATTATGGGTTTCCAATCCGTCCTGTCTATGACCCAAGTTTATGATATATCTCACGATAGCCTCAATCCTCTTGGTCATCTCCTTCTTGGAGGTGGCCACTTGGAGGAGGAAGCTGCCTGAGAGAATTAGTGCCTTGGTCTATGCACTGCCTAAGAGGTGGCGGTGGGTGTGGATTGTATGGATGTGGGTGGTGGCCATCACCACCTGCATACCACTCATCAGTGTGCTTGGGGATGGCTTGGATGTGTTGGGTTTCGTCACCCTTGCGTGTCTTGTATGGTGCTGCTGATATGCCCTTGGTGGCTGATGGCGTGGATGGCGATGGTGGTACTTGTCATGGTTGCATTTGCGGGTTTCAATGACTCTGAGGAAGTGCCTGTGATACTTGACGGAAAGGGCGTGCTGCTGGCGGAGGGCATCTGCTACGTGACGATGATTGGAAGTTTATTAACGAAACTAATGTAAATAGTAAGTAGGTAAAGTTCAAAGTCTATCGGTTTACCATCGGCAACCTTATTTCCCGATTCGTCATAAGCAGATGGTATCACATCGGGCATCATGTGTATAAGTTTTCCCAGAGACCAAGCAGCCGAATGGTATTTGCTTGTTTCTGTACCTTATTAATATAAAAGTGTAGACCTTAGCCTCCCACAGATAATTAAAAACCTTTGCGGTCTACTAACCTAATATATATATTTCTGAGGGCAAAGGCACAATAAATCCTGCCAAGTTGTATCACTCAGCAGGATTATTTAACAAAGATTATTGATTTGCTACGGTGCCTGGATCCTGTCGAACAGATCCCATCCGTAAGGGTAGGATTGCTGTTTTTGTGTGGAAGATGGCGTATGTCCCAATTTGTATTTCTGTTTCCGTAAATTCGCGCTACACGAACATCATTTAACGGGAATGCGTATGAGAATGTATCAACATGGTCGGACAGTCAATATCAGGAGTCCTGGTCGGTTTGGCTTTTGTTTCTGTTCACAAGAATGAATAGAAAAAGCATCCCGCTGTCTGTTCAGTTGGTTTTATTTGCGATTTGACCTTGTACTACAACAGACAGTTGGGGATGCTGTAAATCCTCAACATTAATGTAGTACAACAAATCAAATCGCAAAATTATGGCACAAAAGTACAATAAAATTCCTAAATTCAGTAAGAATTTTGAAATAAGTGGCTATCATTGGCTATTTTTTGTCTTAAATCAAAAGGAAATATGCGCAAAACTTGGTATTACGATGGCATATATCAAGCATCTTCCTATGTTCAACGAATACCTTGATTTACAGTCTCATAACGAGAAAAAGACGTATGTCTATGAGTATCTTGGCGGGAAATACGGGATGCACACAAGTTCGGTTAGGCGAGTGATTTCCAGACTGTTACGTGTCGTTTCTGTATGAGCATACGATAGCGCGGTTTTTCTTGTTAGCAAGCATTAAATGCCCTATCTTTGTAGCGGCTGTCAGAAATGACATGCCGCTACAGATAATTTTATTTATTCACCACACAAAAACTTAAACATTATGGCATTAGATGTTAACGATCTCGCCATGCTGAAAGGGCTGGACACGAAAGAAGGTCTTTCTCCCTATGAGCAAGTAAAGCTGGACTACATGTCAGCAAAACGTCCCAGTAACGTCGCCGTTACAAGTATCGTCTTTGGTGGTGCTGCACTCGTCGGTGTGGCCGCCAGTATGATTTACGGTGGCATGTACGCCAACGCAAAGTCGAAGGAGGCCAAGGAGGCTGCTATTGCGTCCGAGAAGGTGGCCAACGCTCAGTATCAGTCGGTTCTCCAACTGATTGCACAGGGCAACGCGAACACAAAGGACAACATCGACCGTCTGCTGCTCGGTCTGCAGCGCGAGACCGACGCCCGAGCTGCTGGTGACACCAACATCAGTCAGACGATTACTGACACGATCAGCGGCCAGCAGAGCGCAGCCCAGTCTTCGCAGGTCAGCCAGACATCTGCTATCGACACTTCCGTGCAGCAGATTATGACCCAGACGCTGAGTGACGCCATCACCGGCAAGTCGTCACTCAACCCGACACCTGTGACAATCTACAGTGCTCCCGCACCCTGCGGATGTCCCGGTTGCGGTTGCAATGGCTAAATTCTTTCCGCCTCTATTCCCCTCCTGAGTCAGGAGGGGTTAGGGGTGGTCTGAACAAGCAAAAAACATCACGGCAAAATGAAATGGTTTCAATTAAAACGCAAGCGACTGGAGATGATACAGGGCATAAAACCAACGAGTAAGGCGACATTGAAACTGCAATGTCTGTTTGCAACTAAGGGTGACATCGACGAAGCGAAGAAACTCTATGACTTCTTTGCAGAGGACATTCCGTCACTGCCTGACTTCGACCCGTCACCGACGACGTGGGTTGACACAACAAAGCAGACTGCCAGCGACTTGTTCTCATGGCTGAAGAACAACCAGAACGGCATTGCTCAGGGCTACGAGATGATACGCGCCATGACGGGCAACCGTCTGCCGCCATTGACGCTGACACCGCCCGTAGCAGAGCCAGTGACGGAGCCGCTACCAGATATTAACGCATAAACAATCACGGCAATATGGCAACAGAATTAAAAGGATTTCCAGTGACATTCAATATCTATGCGGAGTCTGCAGAGGAAGCAGAGAAAGCCCGCATGGCGATTATCGCCTTCATCGGTCAGCATGCAAAGGAGGGCAGGGCAGTGACCGCCCGCAAGGTGGCGCAGGCCGTCGCCCGATGGGATCAGAACCCGATAGTGAAGAATCAAATTATCAATTATTTTAAATGAAATCTCAAAAATCGGCGGCAAACGCATGTTTTTATCGCCGATGAATGAGTTTCAGATATAAAAATCAGTATTATGGCAGAAACAGATAACAAACCGCAGGAGCAGGCAGCCGCTCCGCAAAACGTTCAGTCTGCTGCTGTGCCACAGCAGCCCACACAACAGCCTGGCGGTCAGCCGCAGGGGCAGCAGAAACCCTGTCCGAAGAATTGCAGCCAGTGCTCGATGGGGCACCAGATATACTGCACGGCGCAGATGACCTTTGACTCATTCCGCGTGATGAACGTCATCATCCAGCGCATCGACGGTCTGACGCAGATGGTCAGTGACCTGTCGGCAAAGATTGACGCCCAGTCGGAGAAGATAGCCGAACTAAGCGGTCGCATTGCGGTAATCGAGAGCGAGCAGTCGGGGTTTGCAACTCCATCACCTATTCAGGGAGACTTGTTTAAGGAAGAGAAATAGCACAGGAGGAGGACGGTGCAGAGAATAGGTCCTCGTATAAATAAACCCACAAAACATTCAAAAACTATGGCTTGTAATCAGAATGGAAAGACTTATTTCAACAGTCTGACCCCGTACCCAGGAGGTACGGAAGCATCCACGACGTATCTGCTGGACTGCACGCACTACACGTGCGGCAACCGCCAGATGTGCGTCAACTCAGCCGACGGATTCCCGCTGGCCAGTAACTTCAACATCCAGGTGCTCGGCACGCCCCGACCCGTAGGCGACAGCGGCGAGTATTGCTGTGACGTGCGCTTGATTTGCGACCTCGTTTATCAGCAGGTGTACCGCTGCGGCAACGGCTGTCCTAACAGTTGTCTGCAAGATGAGAAGGTGATTGTCACCAAGTGCATCCCCTGCCCGTCGGCAGACGTGCCCACAGTGACCGCCCTCGGCGTGAGCGCATCGCCCGTAGGAGCCTCCTGCGGCTGTCCGTCAACTAACGTGGCCGAGGTGGAGTTCACCTTCAGCGTAGCCACTGGAGCGTAAAGCGTATGGACTGGAGGGCTATTGCTTGCATCGTGTTCATCTGCACGGCAGTGAACCACCTCGGGTTGATACCCACCATCGAGCGCATCACCAAGCGCAAGCTGTGGGTCATCGACTGCCCGAAATGTCTTACCTGCTGGAGCGTGATGACATATCAACTGGTTACAAATTGTAACCCGTTGCTGTCGCTTGCAATAGCCCTCCTTTGCTCTTACATCGCCCTTTGGCTGAATCTGTTTATGTACGCTATCGACACTTTATATAATAGAATATATGGCAAAATCGAAGACTACACAGAAGAAAACGGCGACGAAGCAAGCGCCGAAGGCTGATCCCGTCGCGTCTGTTGCTGTGCCACAGCCGCTCGGCCACAGGCCGCTTGCTACCAGCGGGACGCAAGAACCATCAAGGCGCAAGCCCTCTGCCGCCCGCCGCGTCCCAGTTCAATACACCCCTCGCATCCCGTCAGCCCGCTGCCCTGGGTGCTAATTCTTGCTAATTCTTTAAAGAGTTGCAAGAATTGGAAAGAACTGGAAAAGATTGTTTAATTCAAAAAATAAAAATAAGATGACACCAACCGACTTAAAAGAGCGCTACACTGCGCTTTACGACTACATGGCCGCCTCGCGCGACCCTAAGAATATGATGGCCTTTGGCAGCGTGATGACACAGATGATGGACGCTATGCTGCAGAAGATGCCCGCCGATGCCGAAGAGATGATTGACAAGCTCGAAGCAATCAAGTGGCACCAATACCTCACCCCAAAAGAGGCCGAAGCCATCGTTGCCAAGATGGATCCGAAAGCACCCTGGAGCCGCGACACATGGAAGTCTGCAATGGAATCCTTCGGCCTGCCTATCGAGGATGCTTCGCATTACAATCGTTGCGCCCTCTGGGTTGAGATGAACAAGATGTACTCCGACTTCGGCGACGAAATAGCTGCCCTCCTCGGCAAACCTCTCACGCCCACCGATAAGGACATCATCGCTGCCTGCTACAAGATGGCTCTGAAGACCTTGAAGGATAAAGACGGCGTATATAATATCCGCAAGTATTTTGGACTGATGTAAATGAACTATGCCGCTGCTGCAGAAGCCATGATGCGCCGCAAACTGTTGGAGCAGATTTACGACCGCATGACCGATGAAGAGCGCCGCCTCTTCATCCAAATGACGATGCAGCAGCGTAGCACCGACGACATCCTGCAAGCCCTCCAACAGCAGCAGTCCCAGCTCGCCGACCTCCGCAAGCACCAGCAGACCTTCGCAGCCGCTTTGCCTCCAACATCGCGGGCAACGCCGCCTATGATGCTGCCCTCTGGCTCCTTCGCCGTATAACAAAACTCGTTTAATTGTCTAATTGTCTGTTTGTCTAAATGTCTAATAGTCTTAACATTTAACCGTCATTCGCCGTGATTGGTCGGGCGGGTAGGGCAGGAACACTTCCCGCCTTGCCCGCCTTTTTTCATGTGGCTATAATTGCTCACTTTCTGCAGATGTCCCGTTTTGTATTTTCGCCGCCGTATCTTTGTACCAAACAAAAACAAAACAGACAAATGAATACTTTGATAACAGATCTCTGGCCATATCTCGTGACGGCGCTCTTTGGAGCCGTCGGCTGGCAGTTCCGCGAGAGCTACGTGCTGAAGACCAAGGTGGCCGTGATGGAGAAGTCCATCGACAGTATGCAGAACCGCCTCGACTCCCACTCAAAGAAACAGGACGCTATCCTCGAACGCATCTCGTCGATGGAGAAGGAAGTGCTGAAAGAAACAGGAACCGTCCGCTCCGACATCGCTGCTCTGGCCTCGAACGTTGACGGCCTGAGTAAACTTATCCTGGCCTCCGACAACGGCCTGAAAATCAACCGCCAGTAGTGTATGCTGCTGTGTCACAGCAGCCCAAACATCAAAGATATGAGCCGACACGCCATCCCCAACCGCCGCCGAAACGAAACCCAGCGCCCACGCCGCCGCTGGACGGAACGTTTCGGCCTGGACGTGCTGCGGGCACGTTGGAAGAACTCCATGCCGAAGTTCTTCCGTGTCATCTGCTGGGTCTGCGCACTTGTCAGCGGCACCGCCCTGGCCGTCAACACCGCTATCGTCGCAGGCGGCGGCGTTCCCCATACATGGTGGTCTGACATCTATCCCTATCTCCTCGGCATCCCCGCAGGAGCCGCCTTTGTCTGTAAGTTCACCCAACAATACAGCGGCAAACCCATCGACATCGACGAGCAGCGCCGCGCCTCTCAGCAGGGCCGTACCATCCTTGACCGCGACATCGACCACATGCACGCCGACTCTCCGGACGTCGGCGATGAAGTCCCGTCAGATAGTATTACTGAGCAATAAACCGCACGCCATCGACCTCGACGATGAGGATGTCGCAGATGCGGCGAATCTGCTTCGACTCGACGAACTGGATCATGCGCTGCCGATGGGGCATCAGTTTGAGTGAGACGACGCGGCCTTGCTCGTAGTTGCCCTTCAGCGTAATGTACTTCACGAAACAGGGCACTCTTTCGACACCCTTCGCCTTGTCGGGGGGATTGAAGCCAGTGACGCGGACGCCCGTCCGTGGGTCGAGCCACGAGAAGCGTTCAAGGTAGTTGCGGAGCTGGTCCCAAGAGACCTTCGGTTGATATCGGGGCATTTTGGTAATTGAAAATTGATAATTGATAATTGAAAATTAGCGCGAGCGCCGTTCCTGCCATGCTACTGGTCGGTCGAACAGCTCGGCCACGTCGCAATGCAATGCTGCGGCAATTCTTTCCAGTGTGTCAACCGTTGGATTGCCGCTGACCATCTCAGAGAGCGTCGGAAGTTTTACGCCCATTTTATTTGCCACCCAGGCCATTGTCTTGCCGCGCAGCGCAATGGCAGCCTTAATGTTTAGTGCCATAATCTAATTGGGTTTAAGTGTTTGCGCCGACAAATTTAATAAAACCTAATTGTTGAATGGGACAAGGCCAAGGTGTTAATTTAATAAAAAGTTATACCCGAAACTTTTGATTTTCTTTGTTGTTTAGAATATTTCTTCTAATTTTGCAGTCAGAAACAACGAATAGCGATGCCAATGCAGGAAAACATATATCGGAAGCGGCCTGAGTTCAACCACCGCCGCTATGTGGCCCTTTCCGTCGATGCCCAGGATGACGGTGAGGTGACGCTGCTTGTGGCCGGAGCAAGTGAAAGTATGCTTAGGCGGACGATGGACTTCCTCTGCGGCGGCGGACACGGCATTGCGGAAAACTATGAGATTGAGCATCAGCACGCATTGCGATACAGGAACGGCTATGTCTACGACCGTCTGGCCGTCCAGCTGAATGGTTATCGCCACCAGTATGCTTCCATTGGCGACTTGCTGATACTTGTGGGAGCAAGGCTAAGGCAGGAGCTGCACGGCGGGTCGGTTGACTTTTACGACATCGACGACTTCCTGAACCTTCAGGGTCGGGATGCCAAGCGTATGTTATCACCAGCCGACGCGGGCAGTCCGACAAAGCGTGCCGAGCGCGAACGGACTGTCAACCAGACAAGCTGGAGCACACAGAAACGGCTTGGAATAGCGCCGAATGACGGCGGAAAGGAATAAACGAAACGAACGAAGATATGTCAAACTGCATTTACCTGAAACTACCTTGGTACGTGGCTGCACACTTCCGTGGAAGAAACGAAGACCACTACCTGACAGAATGGGAACCGATGAAGTTCTCGGTCTATACCAACATGGGGCGCCTGCTGGAAAACGAGCTGCGCTACATCCCAGAGCAGAACCAGTCGCGCCTGTGCTATTCGCAGCGGGTCTGGAACAATATACTAAACGGCAAGTTGCCGACGGGTGGCAAGGTTATCCTCACACGCGATCCGAAAGAGTGGCCGACGGCCAAGGAACTATGCACGCTGACGGGCACCACCTCGTCGAAGGCGCAGGACGCAAAGGACTATCTTTGCATCGAAATGCCACGCGAGGTATGGATGGCAGGGCGTCCCTATCGCACCAACTCGTGCTACTCGCTCTCCTACGACGTGGCCAGCCATCTGGTCAAGATGCTGACCGATATGTTCTGGCACGAAGTCATCGACTGGACCTATCAGGACTGGGCGCACTGCGTGGAGTATAACATCCAGCGAAAGCAGTTGGAACGCTTCGAGCGCTATCTGACGCAGTTCAATTTTCCTGCCATCATCGACTCATCGCAGAGGGAAGCCCTCCGCAGGATGTACAACCGCAAGCTGAAGGAGGCCGACATGATGCCAAATCGTGGAAAGAATTTCGGCCATTCGTTCCTGCAGCATATCAGTGACGACGAATGGGAACGCAATGAAGAAAGGCATAAACGCCTGATAAGAAAAGAAAGAAAGCAAAAAGAAAGTTAATCGGACTGCGAAAAGAAGTTAAAAAACGCATCAAAATCTGCGAACTAACGTCCGACCACTGTCCGACCCTGTTTTTTGAGCGGTTTTTTGCAACGAAACAGTCATTTTTAAGGCTTTAAGCATATACATTATATATATTATAAAGAGACAACGATTATGAAGACGACAGACTCATGCGAGGAACTTGACGACCTTGTTCGCATCGACCTCATTCCGACGGACGGCTCGGTGATGACCATCCCGTTCGCAGTACAGTACATCGCCCAACTGAAGGGCCGCTATCCAAATCAGTCGCCATTGCCTAACGGCAGTTGCAAATTTGCCGACGCACTGCTGACGCTGGCCGTTGCTGACTCGTCGGAAGCCGACGCACTGCTGACGGACAAGACCAAGCTGACAGCCGCCCCGTCGAGGGAAGCGGCTGGAGAGGTATTCACGCATACACTCGAATGTCCTATTTATCGTGGCTATCAGGCAATTACGGGAAAACTTGCAGCCATTTCAGGCCGAGATTTCTTTATTGTCGCCACCTGCTACGACGGACGGCAGTATCTCAGCTATACATTGCCGAACACCAGCCAGCTGAACTGGAAGCGCAGCCAGACACCATTTGCAGAAGGAACGGTCACAGTGACGGTCAAGGCCATGTCGACGCTGATTCTGCTGGACACATGAGAGTAAAATCTTTAAAGCCATAAATATATAAAATGAATAAATCATTGTAACTACCATTCCGATGGAAATAACCCGCGATGGGGGCTGTGCGCGAGCATCGCCCCTTTTTTTTGTCATACTGCCAATAAAACCTCATTTTTGCCCGTTTTTGCCTTAAAAACGCCTGTTTTTTGTCCGCACACCCACGTCCGTTTATCATAATTTTGCCACAGAACCCCGCACAGGGGCTTTTTCATTGAATAACGAATTATCGCAAAATTATGAACGGAACATTTGAAATATTCACCAACAAGGAATGGATGATACTGCCGTCGTTTGTGCATGGCATCCTGCCCACGCTGATGGATAACGCCAACAACCGCACGATGCTCGGCATCGACCGCGCCAAGAAGAATCCGATGTGCATCAACGCGCAGGGCGACGACATCTTCCGCGAGTACGAGGTGACTGAGGACGGCACGGTGCTGCCCGTTTACGACGGATGGAACGGCATCGACTACCTGAAGGACCTAAAGCAGCCTTTCGTGAACGTCATCCCCATCGACGGACCGATCACCCGCAATGGTGGTGCTTGCAGCTACGGCTCTAAGGATATCCGCGACTGGATGATGAAGGCCAGTGACAACCCTTACTGCCAGTGTCACGTACTCGTCATCAACACGCAGGGCGGCTCGGCCTGGGCAAAGAACGACTTCCAGCAGGCTATCGACTACGCCCACTCAATGGGTATGCGCGTCATCGCCTTCATCGACGGCCTCTGTGCTTCGGCTGGCATGTATCTCGCATCACTCTGCGACGAGGTGTATGTGATGAACCTCAAAGACCAGCTCGGCTGCGTCGGCGTGATGGCCTCGTTCTTCACCATGAAGAGCGGCGACAAGAACCAGTTCACCAACGAGACCTACCGCGAGTATTATGCCACCAAGTCGGTCAACAAGAACAAGGAAATCCGTGACATTGCCGAGAACGACGACGCGACGGAACTGATTGCCGAACTCGACCAGTTGGAGGCAGAGTTCCGCGCTGACATGAAGAAGGCATTCCCCAACGCTACCGATGAGTACCTGGACGGTCGTATGTTCGATGCAGTCGACGTGATGGGCATCTTCTGCGACGGTCAGATGCTGCTGGGCGACGTCATCGCCCGTGGTTTCGCCCTCGGTGACGGTAGCGCAAAGCCCATCGAGCGCACCGCAGGCCGAAAAATCGGCAAGCGTGCCAAGGCCAATAAGTCTGCCCGCATGACCGCCGGCGCCGCCAAGGCTGCGATTCAGCAAGAGCAGAATCAAGCTGGCTTGGATTCTGCCGAGCGTGAGCAGGCTCGACCGCAGGTCAAGGAAGCATTATTTAACCCCTTAAACAATAGTATTAATATGAAAGAGAAATTTCCACAGGTATTTGCCCTTCTGGGTGTCGAGGAGATGGAATGCAACGAGGAGGGCAGCTTCCTCAATGCTTCGCTTCTGGAGACACTCAACGGCAAAATCGCGGCCATGCAGCAGGAGTCTGCACAGGCCAAGGAATCTGTTGAGTCGCTGACGAAACAGGTGGACGAACTGAAAGCCGCTCACGAGCAGGCTATCTCTGACCTTAATGCCGAGCACACTGCCGCATTGGAGGAAAAGGACAAGGCTATCGCCGACATGGAGGCCGCCCACAAGGAGGCCATCGAGGCCAAGGACGCTGAAATCGCTACACTGACCGAGCAGGCTGGCAAGGCCGACGAGGCACTGAAGGCCAAGGCCGAGCAGATTGAGACGCTGACAAAGGAGAAAGAGGACGGCGCAGCCCAACTCTCAACTCTCAACTCTCAACTCTCAACTCTGAATGACACCATCGCCGAGCGTGAACAGCAGATCAGCGACCTGAACGCTCAGATTACTGAACTGACCACCGCTCCCGGCAACGAGCCCGCAGCAGGTGCAGCCCCCCAGAACAACGGCGGCGGCGCAGAAGTGCCCGTCATCGCATCGACCGAGCCCGTGGCCAAGAAGGGTCAGACTTACGACGAGATGCGCGAGACCTGGGACGGTAAGGAGTAACCTCTGAAATTCCAACACAAAAACTTTTTATAAACAACACAAACACAAATTCTTTTAAACTATGGCACAATTCATTGGATTAGAGAATGTTCAGGCTGTAGCCCGCGTGCTTGAGCCGAACATCGTCACCGGTCCCGCCTGGACTATGCGTGACGAGTTGGATCGCCTCGGTATCAAGGTTGAGACCGGCATCCAGAACCAGAAAATCTACACTGTCTTTGCTGGCAAGGGTGGCGAGACCCGTCGCAAGAAGGTAGGTGACGTTAAGGAGTCGAAGCTCGGATATTTCTTCGAGCGTGTCCTGCAGACCGAGATTTGCGTTCATCGCATTCGCGTCAACGAGGACTACTTCAAGGAGAAGCCCGCTATCGTTGACATCAACGGCAGCGCTGCTACCACGTTCCCCCTCACCGAGTTCTTCATGAAGGAGCAGACCAAGCTCTTCTCTAAGGACGTGTTCAACTGCGCCATCAACGGTAAGAAGACCGCAGAGGGCGTGAAGCTCGGCATGTTCGACGGCTTCAACGAGAAAATCAATCAGGACATCAACGCAGGTATCGTGAGCCAGGCCGCTGGCAACCTGATTCCTGCAGGACTGTTCGACAAGGTACAGGCCGAGGGCGACTCTGCCGCCTACGACGACTGGGTGGACTTTGAGAAGAAGTGGAACGCCGACCTGCAGGACGAGCTCGTCTATGTATGGCTGTCGGTGGACTACGCCCTGAACATCAAGGACGGATTCGAGCAGAAGCACCGCTCTCATCAGGCCGCTGTGAACCTGCCCAACGGCAACTTCACGCTGCCCTCTCACCCCAACCGCATCTTCTGCCCCAACAAGCGCATGAAGGGTACTCGTATCATCGCCTTCAAGGAGGGTAACTTCATTCTCGGCGTTGACAACGAGAGCGACAAGTCGTTCGTCAACATCATGCCCGAGCCTTCACACGACACGAAGGACATGGTGTTCCAGATTCAGTCTCTGTTCGGTGTGGTCATCAAGGATCCTACCGCTCGCGCATTCGTCACCAACGGTGGCACCGACGAGGGTACGTTCGACAGTGGCGACTATCAGGCTGACGCAGTGACCGTGACTGCCAACGACTCTACGCTTGGCACCGTGAGCATCAAGAACGGTGACACGCCTGTCGAGAACGGCAGCGAGGTTGATCCCGGCGTGACCCTGACGCTGACCGCTACACCCGCACAGGGTAAGTCGTTCGTGAAGTGGAGCAACGGCCAGACCGCCGCTACCATCAACATCGTCACCACTGGCGATCCGATGTACTTCACCGCCATCTTCGCGGGGGAATAAACCCCGGCGAAGACCCGGGTGACCAACCACAGCCTGAGCCCGAACCCGAGCCAGAGCCGGTAGAGAATAAGACCTACAACTTCACCAGCTATGCCCCCGACGGCGAGACCGTCTATGCAACGGGCACCGCAGAGACCACAGGCGACAAGAAGACCTTCAACGAGGCCGACTACGCCGAAATCGAGGTGAAGACCAACAGCATCCCTGAATGGGTAGGTCGCAAGTATTACATCATCGCCAACGCCACGGCTGACGGCACGACGAAGTACGACCTCTACGACGCGGAAGGACAGACCATCGGAGTGAAGGTTTCAGTCACTGAGGCATAAACCTCTCACAAGGGGCGCGGGGCGGCGGGAATGCCCGACAACCGCCCCACCCCTTTCCCCCAACAAAAAGTATAACCACACAAAAACATTTAAGAATATGGCAAATACATCACAATGCCCACAACTGGAGAACTACTTCGTAGGAGACCAGTGTTCGGAGAATTTCGCAGGAATGAGCGAAACCGTGTATGCCTTTGAGCGCAACAAGCTGAAGGCCGCCCTCGTCGCTAACGGCGAGACCTACACGATGCCTGCTGATCCGTTCAAAGAAGGCGGCTACCTCTACAAGTTCGAGTGCAAGCGCGAAAGCCAGAAAATCGACGGAGAGAGCCAGGGCCAGCGTCGCGGATTCATCGTGACCCACAACTTCGTGTTGGAAGCCGTCGATAAGGTGACAGCCCGCCTCGCACGTGCCTTCAACAACCTCGACCTTGGATTCATCATGGTCGGTTCAGGCGGTGAGGTTCAGATCCTCTACGACCCCAACCGCAAGTGTCAGATTGAGAGCGGTGGCCTGACCACGACGACTGGTGATACGCCCGACAGCGACCGCCAGACCTCCGTGACCGTCAAGCTCGGACCTGTCTCCTATCCCAACCTGTTCCTGAATATTGACGCGCTTGAAAACGGTCTCGACAGCCTGTTGAAGACCACATAATTCGTTGGTTCGTTCGTTGGCCCTGCCGCTGCAACCCAGTCGGCGGGGCTTTTTTGCCGTTGTATATTCGCAGTATGATCGAACGAGACCGACCTCCGCCGCTGGGAAAGGCCCCAGAAAAATCTAAGCCCAAATCCACGCCGATTTGAGCCCAAGTTTTTCTCGGTTTGGGCTTAAACCGCAAAAACAGCCCGCAACCATACGTTTCACCAACACAATCAGACTATGGCAAAAATTAAATATATTATCATCGACGACACACGCCTGGGCAAGCATGTGGTCTATGCCAAGGCCAAGTCCACAGGCACGCTCACCTTTCAGGAGATGTGCGAGAAAGCCTGCGAGAAGACCTCCATCGAAGAGTCGTTCATGGAGGCTGCCGTCAAGGAGTACATGAAGAAGGCCCAGGAGCTGCTGCTCATGGGTTATCGCGTGCCCCTCGGCGACAATTTCATCACCCTGCGCCCCGTGCTGCAGTGCTCCGTCACCGACAAGGAAGACCCCGTGACCCACGAAGTCACCGTGGCCACGCCCGACATGATCCGCCCCGCCAACGGCATCAGCCGCGTGGCAGCCGCCGTGTCGCAGAAGTTCTCGAAGACCTTTGCCATCAGCGCCAACTGGAAGCGCGACGACAAGGCCACCGACGACGAGGACGACGAGGACGACGCCACCCAAGTGACCGACGAGCCCGAGACCCCGCCCAGCGGTGGTGGCGGCACCGAGACCCCGCCATCAGGCGGAGGAGGTAACAACGAAGATGGCGAGTAAGCGAGAGCAGAGCTAAGCAGGCACGCCTGCAGACGGGGGCAGCCGATGGGCGATATGAGAGCTCGCTCTTGATGGCGCACACGGCTACCAACGTCGATGGCTTTGCAAAAGCCTGCTCTGCCGAGCAGAAGCCAACTCGACCGCAGGTCAAGACGGTGAGTGATGAATCATGGGGACTGGCTCTCTGTTGTCGTGAGCGACACAGGTGCCTGTCCCCTGTGATTCAGTATCCACCGAGGGCTTTTCTGTATGTAATCTGAGCTGCAATTCCTCACTCAATCGTGATTCTCACCTCATGGCCGCAGTGCGGGCAGTCATACGAGAATCTAAGCACCTGTTCCGATGTGGCTTTCTCCGATGCTTGCTCCTGTTGCTGACCGCCAGAGCGCTCGGCCTCTGGACGCTTGCTACCATCGGGACGCAAGAACGGCAGTTCGTCCTTCTTCTCCCCTGCCTCCGTCTTTTCCTGCGGCTGTGGTGCTGCCGGCTGCAGGGCTGCGGGACTGACACCCAGCTTGGCCATCACCTCGGCGGGGTCCATCTCGTCGATGAAGCGCTCGACCCCATGTGGGTCGCTTTTTATCTCGTCTAAAAAGAACTCCCACCGCTTACAGCCGATAAGCTCTGCCAGTTTGTCGAGCATCTTCATCGAGGGCGAGCTCTGACCGCTGACCAGTTGGGTGATGTACGATGGTGCCACATCCATCTTTCGGGCGAGTTCCGCCTTCGTTGTGCCGTGGCGGCTGATAGCTGATTGAATATCCATTTCACTTATATCATTAAAATCCGTCGGCAAAGTTAAGTATTTCTCCGCAAAACCGCAAATATTTCAGTCTTTTTTCTTAAATATTTTGTGCATTTTTGGCAAAAACGTGCGATTTTTACTAAACTTTATTAAGTTTTCGCCCGATTTTTGCAGAAAAGAGTATTTTTCCTGTCTATTCAGCCTAATTTTTGGGCAAAACGAGCCTATAATTGTCTATTTTCAACTAAAAACGAGCCGAAAAAGTAGCTTAGATGCAGTCCTAATATTCCGAAAAACGCATAAACAGCACTGCTTCCCCTCTCGGAAACGGCTATTTATCAACCACTTAGGCAAGCCGCACGAAACGTAGCCACCGAACGAAAATCGTAACTTATTGATTGTTAAATGTTAATAGTTTAAGAAAACAGCCCGAAACCTCTAACACTCACGCGAGACCGCCGCCACACTACGGAGCCCGCCGTCGGCCCTGGCGGGCCTCCGGCCGGGAGATATGCCGACGGGCTGCGAGCTGCGAGCACCCCTGCTGATCCTGACAGGGAGCACCAGCACCAGCGAGCACCCCTGCTGATGTCTGGGAGCCTCCCTGCTGCAAGTTCTAAGAGCACCCCTGCTGACAGTCCATCATGGAACCAGCACCAGCACCAGCGAGCACTAAGAGCCTCCCTGCTGATGGAACCAGCGAGCACCCCTGCTGATGTCTGCGAGCTGGGAGCACTAAGAGCCTCCCTGCTGATGGAACCAGCGAGCACCCCTGCTGATCCTGACAGGGAGCACCAGCACCAGCGAGCACCCCTGCTGATGTCTGGGAGCCTCCCTGCTGACATATATATATATAATGTATATAACAATAAAACGAATAAAGTATATAACTTAAAACGAAAACGCAAAAGTTTAGTTAATTAATTTAAGAAATAAGCGTTTTTAATGTATTTAATTAATAAAAAGCGTTAAATAAATAAAGTTATTTAGTTATTTTCTTGCAAGTTTAAAGTAAATAACTTAACTTTGCAGCAGATTTAAACAAACTTAGTACAAACTTTTAAAAATAGGAGATTTAAAAATGATGGATCTTAATTTAACTTTTAGTTTATTAACTGGTATTGCAGCCGCATGCCCTGACGGTTTCACGGTTGATAAAAACACCTTAGAGCCAATAACTACAGGCTACAGCGTAGCCGTAGCCGGTACACAAAACAGTTTCGGTAATTATGGCGCTGCGCGCGTTATTGCCTACGCTAATAATCACCCTGAGATCAACGCCCTGGGAGGCTGGTATAATTCAGAAAACGGCCAATTTTATTATGATGCCGTAATCATTTGCAGCACCTTAGACGAGGCCCTGTCCCTTGCGAAAGCTCATGATCAGATAGCAATATTTGACCTTAACAATTTACAGGAGATCAGGCTTTAAAGCCTGGCCTCCCTGCGAGATAATAAACAATAATAAACAAACTTTTAATTTTTCCAATTATGAGACAGATAGAAAAAAGCATGGTTTTAGCCGTCGCAAATAAGCAAAATTTTCGCTTATCCAATACAGAAGTATATAACAAGAAAAACGGTGTTTTCGTTTTCTTGCATGGTAATCTGATTTTTGCACGTATCAATAATAAAGATTATTATTCTAATTCAGGATGGAACACCCGGACCACTGCAAGCCGTCTGCGCGCCCTGGGAGCTGACTACAGTACAAACTATAAAAAATGCGGCTGCAAAAAGGAGCTTTTAAGCCGGGGAGAAATGGCAGCACTATTTCATAACTGCAAGTAATGAAACACCAGCGAACACTAAGAGACGAGGCCGGCCAAATTTGGCCCGGCCTCCTTTTTTGTCAGGGAGCACCCCTGCTGACAGGGAGCACCCCTGCTGATCCTGACAGGGAGCACCAGCACCAGCGAGCACCCCTGCTGATGTCTGGGAGCCTCCCTGCTGCAAGTTCTAAGAGCACCCCTGCTGACAGTCCATCATGGAACCAGCACCAG